AAGGGGTCGAACGATGGACGTCCATCCAGGAAGAGCCTGAAGATCAGCGGTTTTGGGAAGGCGGATGGCACCAAGGTGACCAAGTTTTCCCCGGACTATGAGCTGACCAGAATGCTCCTCCTCATGGTTGGCGATGCCGCTCCCCCCACGGTGCCAAAAGGGCGCTTTATCGCGGCAATGGAACGAGAAGGTAACCTGCATTGGGCGCGTGTCGTCAGGCCGATTGAGAACCGGTTCTACGACATGCCCGGGTTCGCGGAATCGCTACCGCACCCGCCCATTAGTGGGAGGATCTTCGCAAAGGGCCTCAACACTACCCAGACAGCGAGTTTGCTACTCGAGTGTGCTGGGCTATATAAAGACATGACGTGTCTCATGCTAGACGCGTCAATGGCCGACTCCACGTTGCGCTATGACCTCCATCTCACCAAGTTCCACTTTTACAGCATGATGCTGGACGCGGATGCCCGCGCCTTTATGTGGGACATGGTGCCTGACTATCTGCACCCCAAGTTTAACAACATGAAGGGGACGTCTTTGAAGGTGGATGGTTTTTTGATGAGCGGTGTCATGGACACCGCCCTAGCCAACAATATGTGCTTCTGGTTCGTCCACAGCTGTTTTAGGCTCGCACTTAACGGTGTGGGCCAGTTTGCGGAGATTGCCCGCACCTATATCCCGGGTTTCCCGACCCTCGAGCTTGGTCAGTACGACTACCTCGTCATTCTCAATGGTGATGATTGCCTACCTTTCTTGGAGGCTCACCTCGTGGACCTTGTTGTCCCTTGGATCAAGCCATTCTACGCATTGTTTGGTGTGGACATGCGTGTTGACGGAGTTGCTCGCACCTTCGAATCCATCGACTTTTGTCAGTCGAGCCCGGTTGAGTTTCGTCCCGGGCAGTGGAAGATGGTGCGTAAGCCCGAGAAGGTTGTCGGGACTACGCTGTGCTCAATGAAATGGGCACGGCTGTCGCCAATCGACTTCAACTACCGGCTGGGCACTATTGGTGTCTGTGAGCTGATCCTCAATTTGGGGATTCCTGTGTTGAA